AAAAATATCTTGACCGCTAAAATAAGTAGGGTTACACAGGTGGTCAGACGCCGCACCCCGGCGATCTCGTAGAAACGTAGAAACGAAAGACGACATTCATGTTCGATATCTCCCAAGTAAAAACCCCGCCCCTCAGACCATATCAGGTTGACGGGGTGTCTTTTTTAGAGAGCCGTACTTTCGCCGCTTTGTTCGACGATTGCGGTTTGGGAAAAACCCCCCAAAGTTTAGTCGCTGCAAAAAACATCGGCGCGAAAAAAATCCTCATAGTCTGCCCCGCCGTTGCCCGATACAATTGGGAACGTGAAATATTGCGTTGGGTTGATCCGGCGGCTTCCGTCGAAGTAATCACCAAAAAGGTAACGACAGGTCAAGTCTCGAATTGTGACTGGCTTGTGATTTCTCACGACTTATTAACAGACTTACCCACACACAAGGCTCTGTGGAACCGCGATTGGGACTTATTGATCGTGGATGAAGCGCACTTTTTGAAGTCAAAAGGCGCAAAACGTACAAAAGCTGTATACGGCGCGCGCTGTGACTTAAAGGGCAAGTCTCTAGCTGGCAAGGCGTCTCGGACGTGGATATTAACGGGCACCCCGGCACCGAACCATACCGGCGAACTCTGGACGCACCTACGGGCTTTATATCCCGAAGCGATCCCCGGTGTTGCGGGTACACCGATGGGTGAAATCGAATTTCAGTCAAACTACTGCGCTCTTGAGGAAACCAATTGGGGAACCCGCGTCGTTGGCTCTAAAGACATGGAGAAATTGCGCTCCAAGATGGACGGGTTTTTCCTGAGACGGCTCAAGCAAAACGTCTTGAAAGATTTGCCGCGGGTCACGATAGACACGATCCCAGTCTCACTGGCAAAGATGGACGGCGAAGACATGAATACGTCTTTGTCCGCTCACTCTGACGCGCAACACTTGGCCGACGCGGCAAAAAATATGTCTGGCGAGAACCTAATCAAATACATGAAAGATCACGCACCGGAACTCGCGACCTACCGGAGACATACCGGGCTTTTGAAACTCCCCGTTTGTCTCGAATGGTTAAAGACCGAAATGGCTGGAAACCCAAATAAATTCATAGTTTTCGCGATCCACCATGAAGTGATCGACAAAATCGTGGAACATATGGCGGCGTTTAACCCTGTCAAGCTCGACGGGCGGGACAGTGCCAAGACCCGAGACGTCTCAGCGCAGAAATTTATGGACGATCCAGATTGCAAACTTTTTGTGGGCCAGATTGCCGCGGCCGGTACAGCCCTCACCCTAACCGCTTCGAAAGACGTCGCGTTTTTCGAAGCGGATTGGGTGCCAGCGAATAACTACCAAGCTCTTTCGAGGGCTCACCGATTTACCCAGACCCGAGGCGTCGTCGTTCGGTTTCTGACGCTACCCAACTCAATCGACGACATAATCTCGCGCGCTCTTGTTCGCAAGACGCGTGAACTAAATCAACTGTTCGGATAAGGAACCACTAAACATGTCTCTTGAAATCACAATTAAAGCAGATACAGCCCCGGCACTAATCGAAAAGATGGGTCAAGTCGCCCGCTCTATGTCTTCCCGCGGCGCGGAACCCGTCACTGTGGATACGATGTTAGACGCAATTAACATGCAACTGCCCGCGGGTATGGAGTGTGTGATCGTGGATAACACCGCCGACAGGCAACCAGACCCCGAATCGGCTCCAAAGAAATCTGCCAAAAAGAAAGCCGCCAAAAAAGCCGATCCGGCACCCGAGCCAGAAGACGACGCGCCGGGGCAGGAAGTCGAAGTGGAGGGCTCTGCGTTCGACGAAGCTCTGGATATCTTGGCCGAGTGCTACGCCGACGACGATGGAAAAGTCGCTGTCAAAGCCCTTTTGAAGTCTCACGACGTAACCCGGTTCTCGGAAATCGACAAGTCTCACGGCGACGACCTGTTGAAATCCGCAACCAAAATCAAAGTGGACTGCGGAATATGACCGATAGCCGCCCGGCCCACTCAGTTCTCGGTGCGTCCTCTATGGACCGTTGGGGGGTTTGCAGCGCAAGCGTGAAGGCGTCGGGCGGCGAAGGTTCCGCGACGTCTTCCTATGCGGCGGAAGGGCAAGCCGCGCACACCCTTTGCGAACTTTGTTGGGTGCAAGATAGGCATCCGGCGAGTTACCTCGGAGCCGAAATAGGCTCAGACGTAGGGCCCATGCTCGTCAATGATGAAATGGTCGAAAGTGCAGAAATGTACCTTGGGCTCTGTTCGGAAGTCGCCAAGGGTGCGAAATTCTGCGGAGCGGAAAAACGAGTGGACGTCAACGCGATCTGGACGGCGACCGGGGATACTCCCCCCGCCGACATGTTCGGGACGTCAGATTTTTCATGTTGGGGCGGCGAGAACCGGCGTCTCAGTATCGTGGATTTCAAATACGGCAAAGGTGTCGCCGTGGACGTCGTCAAACTCGGGGGCCCAAACCCCCAATTGATGTATTACGCTCTCGGCGTCTTGCTGGAAATCGTCGAAGGCAAAGGCGTTCAGCCTCTTTGGATAGACATTTATGTTTGCCAACCGCGGGCAGATCACCGAGACGGGCCGATCCGTAAGACATCTGTTACGGCTCTCGACTTGTTGGCTTGGGGGCACGATGTTCTCAGACCAGCGGCGGAAGCCTGTTTTTCTGACACACCAAAATACGTCGTCGGCGACGGTTGTCGCTGGTGCCCGGCTAGAGGTAAATGCCCGGCTTTGAGACAGGTGGCTCAAGAGACGGCTCGGGTCGAGTTTGACGCGATCCCGCCTCAACCAACCGAATTGAGCGACGCGGAATTAGGGGCGATCTTGGACAAGGCGGAAATCATTAGTTCGTTTGTGTCCGGTGTTCGTGCCGAAGCGTCGGGACGTCTCGACCGGGGCGGCAACGTCCCGGGCTGGAAACTGGTGCAGAAACGCGGCACCCGAAAGTGGATTGACGTGTCTATTGTGTCGGGAATACTGGCAGACAGAGGCTATTCAAAAGACAAATACGTCGAGACCAAATTACGGTCCCCGGCACAAATCGAGAAATTGTTGAAAAAGGAGAAAGAAGTTTTTGGAGAACTAACAGACCAAATCTCGAAAGATAGTTCTGGGACCACGTTGGTCCGCGAACTGGACCCAAGACTTGCGGCGGCAAATGGCCCCGCGAACGATTTCGACGAGATTGCGGAATGATCCGCGTCTTGAGCCAAACCCACGTAAAATAGGAAACGATTAAAATGGCTAATACACTACGCACACCAGTCGGCATGAGTTCTTTCGTGCATTTGTTCACGGCCCGAGCGGTAACGCCCGGTTCGGAACCCCGCTTCTCGATGAACATCTTGTTCGACGACGCGGCCCAAAAATCACCAGAGTACGCGGCTATGAAAAAGGAAGTCGCCGCGGTGGTAAAAGAAAAATGGCCTAACGGTGCGCCGTCTGGTCTCCGCTCCCCGTTCCGCGATGCTGGCGAAAAAGATTACGCCGGATACGAAGCCGGAGTAATTTACATTAACCCTTGGTCAAAGCAGAAGCCGGGTATCGTCGATGGACGTCTCCAAGACGTTCACGCCGCCGACGATGTCTTTCCGGGTCAACTGGTGAAGGCGACAATTCGTCCTTTCGCTTATGACAACTCCGGCAACAAGGGTGTCTCTTTCGGTCTTCAAAACGTGCAGATCGTGAAAGCCGATATGCCGCGTCTCGACGGCAAGAAGGCGGCAAACTCCGACTTCGATGCGCTGGACGAGACCGATCCAGACAACGATTCGGAAATCTCAGACAACGCCGAAGCCGATCCGTTCGATAGCTAAGTAACCGATCCCGGCACAACATATATTTTTTGTCTGTTGTGTCGGGAATACCGGCAAGCACCGCAACCCAAAGGAGCCACAAATGAACGAAGAAACAGGATATTCAAATGATGAACTCGAACTCATACAACGTTGGCTCGTCGACCGGGTCTGTCACCTATCAGATATCCCCGCCACAGAGATCACCCCAGAACTCGACGACTACGCGCAATTTCTGACACTGGAATTGAATTTCGTCTCGACCGTCTTGAGCGGCAAAATCGAAGGGGGCGACAATGGCAAACAAGATTAATATTGTCGGTCGAGACATACTGTTCGACGGCGATCTAGTCGCTCGAATTTCGGGCAGGATCGGGCCCACCGTTGAAGGCAAGTTTAGAGAAACTCTTTTGGCGGAAGACCCCGAAGAAAGCCCGTGCGAAACATGCCAGATCGCGTTTCCTTGGCATGACGAGGCCACGGACTGATGGATATGCTACATCTTGACGTCGAGACGATATCGCGCGCGGACCTAAAGAAGACCGGGGCGTATCGCTACGCCTCGGACCCTTCTACGGACGTAATCGTCGCGTCTTACCGGTTCGGTAAAAAAGGGAAAGTCCAACGCTGGCTCCCGACGCAACCCTGCCCGATTGATATCCTCGACCACATAAATAACGACGGGTTCGTCGCGGCGTGGAACGCGAGTTTCGAGCGGAATATCTGGGGAAATATCCTCACCCCGAAATACAGCTGGCCGCGGATCAACCTCGAAAAATTCGTTTGCACGATGGCTCAAGCCGCGTATTGGGGTCTCCCCCTTTCGTTGGATATGGCGTCTCAGGCAATGGGCGGACCGCCGAAAGACAAAGAGGGCCACAATCTGATGCTCCGCATGTCCCGGCCTCGGTCGGTCAACGTCGATGGCACATACGAATGGTGGCACGTACAAGACGCCGCCCGGTATATCCGGCTCCAAGAATACTGCGACCAAGACGTTCGGGCCGAGGCTCATATTGCTTACGCGGTCCCGCTGCTGCCCGAGAGCGAACGCAAAGTTTATATCCTCGACCAACAAGTGAACGACCTCGGCGTTTGGGTCGATACAGATTTGGTTCACTCCATGTCCCGGTACGCGAACCGCGCGAAGACCAAGCTCGACAACGAAATGGCCGCGCTCACAGGCGGCGAAATCAAAACCTGTAACCAAGTCGCTAAGATTTTGGCGTTCGTCTCCAAGACGTACTCCGGCGTCTCCGCGATGGACAAAGGCTCCGTCGCTGCGGCTCTGGCTGACGTGCATTTGACTGGGGCGGCGAGGCGTGTTGTCGAACTCCGGCAGATGGCGGCGAAGTCTTCCACCGCGAAACTCGGTCGGATGCTCGCTTGCGTCGGACCTCAAGACCGGGTCCGGGGGATGCTCCAATATTACGGCGCGTCTCGCACCGGTCGCCATGCTGGCAGATTGATCCAACCCCAAAACATGCCGCGGGGGGAAATCAAAGACACCGAAAAAGCGATCCAATGGATGCTCAAACATGTAGACGCTGAAATGTTGGAGATGACGTTTGGCCCGATCCTCAGTATCGTGTCGTCTTGTCTCCGCGGCTGTCTCGCGGCTCCGAAGGGCAAGACTTTTGCTGTAGTAGATTTCTCGCAAATCGAGGCCCGCGTACTGGCATGGGAAGCCGGGCAAAAAGATATTCTCCAAGTGTTCGAGAACGGCGAAGACGTCTATGTGTACGACGCCGCTCAGATTGGTTCGGATAACCGTGCGCTCGGCAAAGTTTGTCGGCTCGGTCTCGGGTTCGGCATGGGCAAAGGCAAGTTCGTCGAGACGGCTCTCGGCTACGGGCTGACACTCACCGAAGAATTTGCCGGGGACGTCGTCAAAGGCTGGCGGAAGGCAAATCCCTATATCGTTGGGTTTTGGTACGACTGCCAAGACGCCGCCGTGAAGGCGATCACCAACCGGAAAATCTACAACGTCGGCAAAGTCGATTACGCAATGATGGGGAAGAACCTCGTTTGTAAGCTGCCGTCGGGTCGTTACCTCGTTTACCGAGACGCGCGTGTCGAACTCGACGACATGGGACGCCCGCGGATTACCTACATGGGCGTCAACCAATTCACCCGGAAATGGGAACGGCAAGACACTTGGGGCGGAAAGCTCGTCGAGAATATCACTCAAGCGATTGCCCGAGACCTAATGATCGAAGCCCTAATGCGGGTTTGGAACGGGGGCTTTCAAGTTTTGCTCACCGTGCATGACGAATTGATCGTCGAGATTGCGGATATCAACCCCAAAGGCCAACTGGCCGACATTGAACGTCTCATAAAAATCAACCCCGGTTGGGCCCAAGACCTACCGACCGATTGCGACGGTTGGGTCGGGCCCAGATATAGAAAATAAGGAATACGTAAGAAATGGCGAAGAACGCATCACGGAGATCATTAATTAAGCCCGCGGGGCGGGACTACACCTCGGAAGCCGAGACGCGGGTCTGTCTTCGCTGTCGTCGGGACTTTGAAAGCGAACACCGCGGCCACCGGATTTGCACAAGCTGTAAAGGCTCACAGGTATTCGGAAGCCCCGTCGCAGAACATTATTCGACAGGATACCGGACGGGCACCGGTATTAATGAATGATAAGAGGAACAGGGATAACGATGATGACTGACAACAGAAACGGACAGAGGACGTCAACGGCAACAAGGTTATGCGCTCCACCTGTCAGGACGCCGATAGACGCGCTCGCATGTGCGTCGTAGTGCAGCGCCTCCGGCGGTCTGCTCGACCAGCCAGGAAGGTATGCCGCTTTGCCTTTGACCGGCGTTATATCATACCCGGCTTCGACTAAGGCGGGACCGTGTTTTGAATAGCGAATGCTAGTCATCCCGCCCCCCAACAACATTCGCCAACCCGCTTGACTGGCGGTTAACCGCACTAATGTAATCCGGCGTCCGATGCACTCCGTATTGGCTCGCCTGCTGTCGGATCGAGTGCGGCGTCACTTCATATTTTTTGGCTAATTTTTCAACTGCCACGCCATCGCGAAAAAGTTGAAGCATCTGGACCCGCGTTTGCGCGTCCCATCTCTTGCGCCTAAGTTTCATATTGCTTGCGCCTCGTATTGGTTTTTGTGCGCGGGCAACGGGGGAGCGAGGATGGTGCCATTTGTTTCCCTTTCCTATGGCTTGCCCCGCCGTTGACCGTCGCCTTCCTCTCGCTAACGCGCCCCTTCAACGTCCCAGCGCGCCCCATAAAGACCGCATCACCGCGCTTGAGGAGAATGTAAATGTCCTGCTTGTAGCCTATGTTGCGTTCCTCAAGTAAGGACATGCAGGGCGTTCAATACTTTGTCGGTTGTGTTTGTTATTGCAGAAAATAAAAACCTACACTACACTGGCTGTCCACTCCGCGAAAGCAAAAGGCCCCGGGGGAACCACTCCCCGGAGCCTCTAAACACTTTAAACAACACTGAAGGGAACCAGACAATGTCTAAGGCGAATATACATGATTCGGCCCCCGACCGCAACCCCAAACCAACAACATATGGGGGGAAAGTTAATGGGTGAGAACGTGGCAACGATAGCAAAAAGGATAGACATCTCGAACGAAGAATTTCTAAAAGGCGTCTTTGGCGCGAAGTGGAAAAGTACCCATGTTTGCAGTTTTAAAGAAGACCCATACGACCTTGATAATTTAGGTCTCCGGCATTATTGGGCTGGCGGTCACGCAAAAGACAAACTTCGATATTGCCTCCAAGACTTCAACACCTATTTTACTATCTCCCAATTCGCACTCGCAGACGACGGCAAAGCAAGACGCCGCAAAGACCTGTTCAATTCAACGTATGTTATTTGTTTTGACGATGTGGTCGAGAAGATCGACCCGGAAAAACTCAAAGATTTACCAGAGCCGTCTTACGTCTTGGAGACGTCCGCGGGCTCGTCTCAGTGGGGCTACATACTCGAAGTCGCCGAGACAAATCAAAACCGGGTGGATGCTTTGTTGGGTGGGTTGGTCGCTGCCGGAATTACCGACAGTGGCAAAGACCCCGGCATGATGGGCGTCACCAGATATGTAAGATTACCGATTGGTTCCAACACCAAAAAGAAATACAAATCGGTTTTTAAAACAAAGCTCACGACATGGGAGCCGGATAAAACTTACCGTCTCGAAGACTTGGCTCGGCCATTCTCTATTGACGTAACGAACGTCTCGACCACATCCACCAAATATGTGGCTGGATTACCCGAAGACATAGACCCAATCGTCCCGCTGCTACAACAAGCGGGCGTATTCAAAGGCAAGATCAAACCAGACACATACGATATCGAATGTCCGTGGGTCGGCGAACATACTGGTGCCGCAGATAGCGGCGCGGCTTACTTGAGCCCGTTCGGTTTCAGGTGTCACCACGGCTCACACGATGCGACACACTTTGGAGACCTACTGGATTACTTAGATAAACAAATCCCCGGCGCGAAAGCGTCCGTGCGTTGGGCACAAATGGTGCATGAGTTTGACGAGAAAGAACGCTGGCCGTTTGAGATCGCGAAGACGTGGAAGACGCGTGAAGAAATAGCGGCTCACGCTGGTTGGTTGGGTCACTTACAAAAGCTCGACCCGCTGTCATACGACAGTCTCACCGACGGTTGGGATATCATAAACGGTGTGCCCGAAAGTGTCATACTGGATATCGAAGACGCCGCGGCTGAAAAAATCATACACGCAAAAACCGGCGGGCTGAAAATCATCAAGCCCGGTCAATGGAGTGGCAAGACGGTTCCGCCGCGTGAATGGGTTGTAGAGGATTGGTTGCCCCGTGGGAAAGTTACCTCGTTATATGGAGACGGCGGTCTCGGCAAGACGCTCACGGCTCAAATGCTCGCAACGTGTTTATCGGTCGGCGGCGATTGGCTCGGCGAGAAAACTCAAGAATCAAATGTACTCGCGGTACTGTGTGAGGACGACGAGGACGAAATCCACCGACGCCAAGAAGACATAAACTCTCACTACGTCATGGACATGAAGACGTGGGAGACGCAAGACACTCTCTCTTATATGTGCCGCGAAGGCGAAGACAGTTTGCTTATGACATTCGACAGTCAATCCATCGGCACGCTCACTCCCTTTTGGACGAACTTGCGTGACGCGGCGGTCGCTCAGAAGGCCGACGTTATTGTATTGGATACGCTGGCAGACATATTCGGCGGGAACGAAGTATCTCGGTTGGAGGTGAGACAGTTTGTTCAACGTGCGTTGTTGGGTCTCGCTCAAGCGATTGGCGGCTCGGTATTGTTCTTGGCTCACCCGTCTCAGGCTGGCAAAGCCTCGGGGCAAGGGTTTAGTGGATCTACGGCGTGGAACAACTCAGTCCGGTCCCGTTGGTATTTATCCTCTATGGAAGACGACGGGCGAAGCGGTCTCAGGAGATTATCCCGCGTCAAATCAAACTATTCTGCAAGCGGCTCGGACACTGACAAAATCCTAGAATGGACGAAAGGCGCATTTACTCTCGTTCGCTCAGTGGGCGACGGCGAGGTGGACAGTGTGACGGGTCGTTTCGTGGCGGATATAGAAATGGAGACCGCGATCCAAGACGCCATCGCTCACGCCGACGCGAAAGAAATCGTGCTTTCCGTGGGCAAAGCAGGTGGGGGCACTTATGTTGTGGCATACGCAAAGCTGCATATCCCTGCGGCGCAGAAATACAACACCGAAGAAATTGAAAAGGTTTTAAAGAACATGAAAGAATCCGGGTCTTTGGATAAGAAACCGAAAACGTGGTATCGCCCAGACAGCAACCGCAAGGCGGAAGGTCTCACATATATAGACCAAGACGGCTCCGCCTCTGGTGCGATCTTTGGGGACAAAAAAGAGGCGGACCCGTTCGGATGAAGACGCGTGGAGGGGATAAAACCCGGCACCGAGGCTTTTGCGCTCGGGCATGTCGGGCTTTTAGGGGTCACGCCTTGTTAGGTGTGGCCCTTTTTTGTGGATTGGCGTCTCGGGTGGGGTGGAGGGGGGCGGGGCGGTTAAAGACAGATCAACCTAAACTGTATAACGCTATGTGGGATTCTCACGGTTTGGCGTATCACAAAAAGTATACTTTTTTTTCAGGCCATGTCGTTGATTATGTCGTTGATTATAGGGCCATGTCGTTGATTGTTTGGTAAGTCATTGAAATCCTTATGTATCCTATGTCGTTGATTGATATGTCGTTGATTATGTCGTTGATTATGGTCTATGTCGTTGATTGACCGGTAAGTAGTTGATTTCGCTTGTTTTCTATGTCGTTGATTATTTTACCGCCTTGGACGTCTCCGGGGCCCCCTCTATCGAGGGGTCGGGGGCTCCCCGGAAGACGCAGGGGTTTTGAGAATATAACAAAAAGTTATTATAACAACCTGGAATATTCGTACCTCGCATAACCCCCATGATTTTCGTACCTCGCATAACCCCCATGATTTTCGTACCTCGCATAACCCCCATGATTTTCGTACCTCGCATAACCAATTTTTTACAGACCCCGGAAACCATATGTGGATAGTGGGGTCTGGCGTCGGGCGATAAATTTTTGAAAATCCCGAGACGTCGGGACGCCGGGCCGGTCGCGTCTCGACGTCTCGACCCGACCCGACAAAACCCCGAGACGCGAAAACCCGGCGACGCGACCGGCCCGAAAATCTTACAAAATTATTTTAAATACATTTTCCGGTCGCAACCGGGGCCGCCGGGCGACCATGCCGCCGGGGCGATCGGCGGCCCCTGCCGGGTAACATGCCGCCCCGTGCCCGTCGCCCGGCGCGACCAGTGCCCGAGGCGATCCGGTGCCCATCGCCCGGCGCGACCAGTGCCCGAGGCGATCCGGTGCCCATCGCCCGGCGCGACCAGTGCCCGAGGCGATCCGGTGCCCGTCGCCCGGCGCGACCAGTGCCCGAGGCGATCCGGTGCCCGTCGCCCGGCGCGA